TCGCCGGTTTCCCGGCGCGTTCGCGTGAGGACCGTGTAGCGGGTCGAGCGTGCATCAGCGATGATCGCTTCGCCTCGGTGCTGCAGGGCGGCGACGAGACGGTCGTGTATGGTGATCCTCGCCATAGCCTCAGCCCTCCCGGCTGAGGCGGTAGACCCGACCGCGTCCGTCGACCTTCTCGGAGGTCACGTCGAGCCCGAGCTTCTTCTTGAGCGCCCCGGCGATGGCGCCGCGCACGGTGTGCGGCTGCCACCCGAATGCGGCGGCGATCTCGGCGACGGTTGCTCCGTCGGCGCCCTGCAGCATGGCGATCAGCTGGGCCTGCTTGCTGCCTTCGCGGGCATTTGGCTTCGATGACGTCTTGACGGCAGCGTGACCGCTTTGCGTGGGCTCCGCAGAGTCACGCGAGGCCTCCGGCTCGATGCCGATGGCGGCGAGCCCGTGCTCGGTGATCGCGAGTGTGACGCCGTGGCCGTCGCCGGCCTCGCGCCAAACGTGTTCGCCGATGCGCGTGTCGGCATCGATCTCTTCGAGCAGGCCCTGCTTGAGGAGCGAAGCGATCACTTTCTGCGCTGCGCCGCCCTTGAGGTTCTTCGGGAGCGGTAGCGCCAGCATGTTCGCGCGCTGCGCGGCGGCGCTGAGGACGATCATCTGTGTGTCGGAGAGTTTGGTCATGGGGCAATCCTTCTTCAGGAGAGGCGCGCGACCATCGCGGACCTTCTACTGCCCCGAGCCCCGAGGGTGAGCCTATCGGGGCGAAGGCGGGAAGCGGCGCGTCTAATCGGCGTGCTCGCCCTCCTTGAAGGCTGCGTCGGTGATGCGCTTCAGGAGTTCGGTGTAGTGGCTGAGCGTTCCGACATGGCCCCAGTTGATCTCGTCGGGGCTGGTGTCGAAATGGTCGTCGCTCAGCACCTTGATGCGCTCCAGCATCGTGTCGATTTCCGCCTTCTTGGCGATGAATGCGTCGAGGGCGGTAGCGGTGTTTCTGGACTTGGTCATGGCGGTCTCCAGCGCTTGATGGTGACCCCATACAGGCTCTGACCGACGCCCTCATCAAGTCGATAAGTGCATCATTTCATTGCTTTTTATGCAGTGATGGCGGGGCTCCCGACATGACCTGATCTTGCCCGGGAGCGGCCCCCGTTCATGGCGACCAATACCCAACCGATCGCGGTCATCGCCCGGCTCCTGGACCTGACCGAAAGGCGGGTCCAGCAGCTGGCGCGCGACGGGATCATCCCGGCGTCAGCTCGCACCGGCCCCGAACGCGGGCGCTACGATCTCGTCGGCACGGTGCGCGGCTATGTGCGCTACCTGCGCGAACTGGCGACGCGGTCGCAGACGGGCGCCGCCGATTTCGGTGTCGAGCGCGCCCGGCTGATCAAGGCCAAGGCCGATCTCGCCGAAATGGACGCAGCTGTCCGGCGCGGCGACCTCTTGCCGGCCGCTCAGGTCGAGGAGGCTTGGATCGCCGTGCTGGCCCGCCTGCGCGCGCGTCTGCTGGTCCTGCCCGACAGGCTGGCGCCGCTCGTCCACGAGGAGACGACCATTGCCGGCACGCGCGCGCAGATCCGCGACGCGATCACCGAAGCGCTCGCGGAACTCGCCAGCCTCCCGGCCATCGCCGTTGGTGCTGAAGGGGCCGGCGCGGCTGGCGCAGGCGACGCGCAAGGCGCTGACGATCCTGGCGCCGCCGCCGACCCTGACGATCAGTGAGTGGGCCGACGCCAGGCGCCGCCTGAGTTCCGAAGCCAGCGCCGAGCCCGGCCGCTGGCGCACCGAGCGGGCCATCTACCAGCGCGGCATCATGGACGCGATCTCCGATCCGGCGGTCGAAAGCGTCGTCGTGATGTCGTCGAGCCAGACCGGCAAGACGGAGGTGCTGCTCAACACCGTTGCATTCCACATCGACCAGGACCCGGCGCCGGTGATGGTGGTGATGCCGACGGAACGCGATGCGGAGACCTGGTCGAAGGACCGTTTCTCGCCGATGGCGCGCGATACGCCCTGTCTGCATGGGCGCATCTCGGATCCGAAGTCGCGGGACGGGTCGAACAAGATCCTGCACAAGAAGTTTCCCGGCGGGCATCTGACCATCGTCGGCGCCAATGCACCCTCGGGCCTGGCCAGCCGGCCGATCCGCATCCTCCTGTGCGACGAGGTCGACCGCTATCCGTTCAGCGCCGGCGCCGAGGGCGATCCGGTCAATCTGGCGAAGAAGCGCACGGTCACCTTCTGGAACCGCAAGATCGTCCTGGTCTCGACGCCGACCATCCGTGGCGCGAGCCGGATCGAGACGGCGTTCACCGAAAGCGACAGGCGCCGCTTCTTCGCGCCGTGCCCGGAATGCGGCGAGCATCAGACGCTGGTCTGGGAGCAGGTTCGCTGGGACCGCGACGCGGACGGCGCCCACCGGCCGGAGACCGCGCGATACCAATGCCGCCATTGCGGCGCGCATTGGAGCGACGCCGAACGCTGGGCCGCCGTGCGCCGGGGCGAATGGCGGGCTGAGGCCCCGTTCGACGGCATCGCCGGCTTTCACCTGAACGAGGTCTATTCCTCCTGGGTCCGCTTGGAAGCCATGGTGCGCACCTTTCTGTCGGCGAAGGATCACGGCGACGAGGCGATGAAGACCTTCGTCAATACATCGCTGGGCGAGACATGGGTCGAGACGGGCGAAGCGCCGGACTGGCAGCGGCTCTACGATCGTAGGGAAAGCTGGCCGGCCGGCACGGTGCCGATGGGCGGCCTGTTTCTCACCGCCGGCGCCGACGTCCAGAAGGATCGCATCGAGGTCGATGTCTGGGCATGGGGTCGCGGGCTGGAGAGCTGGCTCATCGACCACATCGTCATTGAGGGCGGCCCCGAACACGCCGCCGCATGGTCCGCGTTGGACGGTCTCTTGAGCCGCAACTGGCCGCACGCCTCTGGGGTGGCGATGGGCCTGTCGCGCCTCGCGATCGACACCGGCTTCGAGGCGCCGTCGGTCTACGGCTGGGCACGGCGCGCCGGCTTCGCGCAGGTGGCGCCAGTCAAGGGTGTCGAGGGTTTCAATCGGGCGAGCCCGGTCTCCGGCCCGACCTATGTCGATGCGACCGCCGGCGGCAAGCGATTGCGGCGCGGCGCGCGGCTGTGGTCGGTCGCGGTCTCGACCTTCAAGGCCGAGACCTATCGCTACCTCCGGCTCGAACGGCCGACCGACGAGGAGCGTGCCGGAGGCGCCAGCTTTCCCGCAGGGACCATCCACCTGCCGGCTTGGGCCGACAGCGAGTGGTGCAAGCAGTTCGTCGCCGAACAGCTGGTGACGGTGAAGACCAGGCGCGGGTTTCAGCGGCTCGAATGGCAGAAGCTCCGCGAACGCAACGAGGCGCTGGATTGCCGGGTCTATGCCCGTGCCGCCGCCTGGATCGCCGGTGCCGACCGCTGGGGCGAGCAGAAATGGCGCGATCTCGAACGCCAGGTCGGCTCGCTCGATCCGAGCAACACAGTGGGGCCAGAGACCACGGCCTCTGACCCCGGCACGCCAGAGATCGCCTCCGCGGGTCTGGTGCGACGAGCGCCTGCCCGGCGCGGCCGACGGGTGTTCACGCCCAGCTATCTGAGTTGAGACCGAGACCATGACGCTTGAGGACATGATCGCGCGCCGCGATGCGCTGCTCGCCGCCCGATGGCGCGGCGTGCGCACCGTCGAGGTCGAGGGGCGCCGCATCACCTATGCGAGCGATGCCGAAATGGCGGTCGCCCTCGGCGACCTCGAACGGCGGATCGCCGAGGAGCAAACCGGCGCGCGCCGTCGCATCGTTCGCACGACGGCAAGCAAGGGGCTCTGACTCGTGCTGGAATCGATCACACGGTGGCGCCGCCGCATCGGCGCTCTGGTGGGCGGCTTCGAGGCGGGCCAGGCAAGCCGCAGGCTGCGGCACTTCCAGCCGAGCCGGGCGCATCTCAACACGCTGATCGCGGCCGCCGGCGCCGACATCACCGCGCGCGCCCGATGGCTGGTGCGCAACAACGGCTATGCGGCGAACGCCATCGAGAGCTGGGCCGGCAATGTGGTGGGCGACGGCATCAAACCGTCGTCCCTGATCGCCGATGCCGAACTCAAGGCGCGCGTGCAGCGCCTCTGGCTCGACTGGACCGACGACAGCGACGCCGAGGGGTTCACCGATTTCTATGGCCAGCAGCGGCGCGCCGCGCGCGAGGTATTCATCGCCGGTGAAGTGTTCTTCCGCTTCCGTCCGCGCCGGCCCGATGACGGGCTCATGGTGCCGCTGCAGCTGCAGATGATCCCCTCCGAGATGCTGCCGCTCAGCCGCAACGAGCAGCTTCCCGGCGGTAATGTCGTCCGTCAGGGGATTGAGTTCGACCGGATCGGCAGGCGCGTCGCCTACCACTTCCTGCGCCGCCATCCGGGTGACGTGACCGATCCAGGGCTCGCCGGCGAGATCGTGCGGGTGTCGGCGGCCGAGGTCATCCACGTCATCGATCCGGTCGATGCTGGGCAGTTGCGCGGGATTTCCCGCTTTGCGCCGGGCATCGTGAAGCTGTTCCTGCTCGATCAGTACGACGACGCCGAGCTCGACCGGAAGAAGGTCGCGGCCATGCATGCGCTCTTCATCACCACGCCGGCGCCGGCGGAGCCCTTCGACATCGCCGAGAGCGACGAAGGCGGCGAGCGGACGATGGATCTGCAGCCCGGCCAGATCGTGATGCTGGAGCCGGGCGAAGAGGTGCAGACCTCGGCGCCGGCCGATGTCGGCCAGACCTACGAGCCGTTCCAATACCGCACGTTGCTGCAGGTCTCGGCGGCGCTCGGCATCCCGTATGCGTATCTGTCGAATGACATGCTGAAGGCAAACTACTCGAACTCGCGGCTCGCGCTCCTCGAGTTCCGCCGCCGCATCGAGGCCTACCAGCACTCGGTCATGGTCTGGCAAATCTGTCGACGGGTCTGGGCGCGATGGCTCGATACGGCGGTCATGGCGGGCGCGATTGCCTTGCCCGATTACGAACAGCAGAGGCGCGTTTATCTCGGCTGTTCCTGGCTGCCGCCCAAATGGGACTGGGTCGATCCGCTGAAGGACGCGCGCGCCGAGATCGAACAGATCGAGGCGGGGCTGAAGAGCCGGACACAGGCGCTCGCCGAGCGCGGCTATGACGCCGATCAGGTCGATGCCGAGATTGCTGCGGACCGTGCGCGAGAGCGCCAGCTTGGCCTCTCCTTCGGCAGCGCCTCATCCGACCCGAGGCTGCTGACCGATGCTCAAGAGGCAGCACCAGCGGACAACCAGGCGAACGTCGCCGCCGACTGAGGTTTCCATGACGCGATTGAATCCGCTGCTCACCCGGCTCGGCGGTCGGCCCTTGGCGATCGCCCCGCGAGCGCTCGACGGCCTGCTCGCCGCCGGCCCAATGCTCGATACACGCCAGGCCATGCTTCCGGCCCGCGATGCGCCGCAGGTGGCGAGCCATTCCGTTACCGGTCCCGGCATCGCCGTGGTGCCGATCCTCGGGCCATTGGTGACGCGTGGCGACTGGCTCACCGGTTTTCTGGGCGCCAGCGACTATGGCGAGATCGCTTTTGCCGTGGAGGCCGCGCTGGCCGATCCAGCTGCGCGGGCCGTGTTGCTGGAGCTGGACTCGCCAGGCGGTGAGGTCGGCGGTCTCTTCGATCTGGTCGATCGCCTCGTGTCCTTGCGCGAAGCCGCGCAGAAGCCACTCTGGGCTGTCGCGAGCGAAAGCGCGCTGTCGGCTGCCTTTGCCATCGCCAGCGTGGCGGACCGCCTTTACGTCACCCGGACGGCGGAGGTCGGATCCATCGGCGTCGTGGCCATCCATGTCGACGAGAGCATCGCCGACGTCATGGCCGGCCTCAAATGGACGCTCGTTCACGCGGGCGATCGCAAGATCGAGGGCAATGCCCACGAGCCGCTTTCGGATACGGCGTTGTCGGCGATCCAGGCGGATGTCGACGCGCTCCATGCCGACCTCGTCACCCTGGTGGCGCGCAACCGGAACATGAGCCCCGGCGCTGTCCACGCGACGCAGGCCGCGATTTATCGGGGCCAGCGGGGCATCGACGCCGGCCTTGCCGACCAAGTCGGCACCGTCGGCCACGCACTTGCCGATCTCACCCGGATGCTCGACCCGCCACGCCTGATCAGGGGTGCTTCGCAGAGCGCCCGCAGTCGTCAACCTCCAAGGAGAAAGACCGAAATGACCATCGACCCCAATGCCGGTGCGGCGATCGATGGCGACGCCGTCATCGAGACGAACGCGCCCGAACCGGAAACCCCCGATACGCCGCAGCCCGCACCGCCGGTCGCGGCGCCGGCGACCACCGACGTACCCACCACCGACCACACCGCGGAACGGTTGCGCGCCGAATATGCGGAGATCGCCGCCATTGCCGCCCAGGGTGCCCGACTGGGCGTCGCCATCGACGCCGCCGACGCCATGGCCAAGGGGATTGCGCCGCATGCGCTGCGAAGCTCCATCCTCGACGCCCTCGC